AGCAATAAGGGTGCCGTCACCAGAAGCACGGGCAGAACCAAAAGAGTTAATTGCCGAGACCAGTTGACTTTTTTTGGGGGCCATGATGTTTAAAGCTTTTCAAAAAGTATAGCAATAATCACCAAGGAATGCCAGATGCATCAACCGGATTCTGTTGAAGATCAAGTTGAGCAGACAATCCACTACAGATAGTTTCAACTTGTTCATCGCCAAGAGCGGATAACACCCAGCCTACGACTTGACCTTCTGTAAGATCTTCGTAAGGTGTGAAGTTATTGGGGTCTGGATCACCAAAGCCAATCGAGCCGTAGCTGCTGGCGGTAAGGTCATCACTACCGGTTACTTCGCGGTTAGCAGTAACGGTCCAGTGAGCAGTGTAAACTACACCATCAGAAATTTTACGTTCTAACTGGGCAATGTGCCAGGTATAGGTATCAGCCATTTTAATTTAGTAACTATGGTTAATTATAGAACAAAAACTTGTAAGGATTATTTACATGTTTTGAACTACTCAGCCCAAGCAGCAGTAGCAACAGCCGCCACTTTGGGGTCTTCGTTGGTTAGGTCTGCATCCTTCTCCAACACATGACGGTGATAGGAGGTGGACAGCACTTCGCCATCTTCTAGGACGCGGGTGGCCTGGCGGACCTGGATGGAACCAGATTCCAGGACTTCAATCTTGTCGATGACGATTTCCTTTGTGAGACTCATGGTTAGGGACCGGCGACTGCCGGAAACAGGTTTAGATGGGTCGTAGTTTTAAGCCGGGTTGCGGGCTGAAGAAGTTACGTTGCTAAATAGTTGCCACTAATAAGCAAATGCCCCGCTGCATCGTATGTTTGCACTGAATAACTGCCGCCGCCCGTTACTTGATTGGTTAAAACTATTATGGTGCTGTTTTGAGTTGCGTATCCATTTAATTGAGTATTAGCGGCCACTGAGATGCCATCTACAATGCCGAAACTTACAGGCCATGAATTGTTAGTGATGTTGGGTAGAAGAAATGGCAAACCCTGTATTTGAAGAGAGCCAGTGCCCGTGCCTGCGCTCCAGTTTAGATAAATCATGAAAGCTACCTGTCGGCCAATCTTTGTATAGATACCTGTCTGTTGAGTGTATGTAGCAGTTCCAGTAGTAGTAGTACCAATTACCGTCGGAGTAAAAGTCCCCTCTTCATAATCGTCCAGCGTGTTTGGATCGGACGAGGCGACTTGCGTTGCGGGGAAGGTCAGGCCATCGTATGTTTGGAGCTTGGCGCCAGAGGTGTTGGCGGAAGTAATGCCGACAAGTACGCGTGAAGATGCGTCAAACCGCATAGCCTCAGCACCACCTTCTTTGGCAAATTTAAGATTGTTGGCGCTAGTTGTGCCTAATAACCAGCGACCAACTGCATTTCTGGTCAGGCTTATTTGAATATCATCTGAACTTGCAGACTCTAAAGTATAAAGTACGGAACTCGTCCCGATGCCGACGAAGCCACCACTTGTAATCCTCATCCGCTCCGTAGGACTTGACGCGCCGTCTGCCGTAGTGGAGAACACTAGGCGGCCTGGCATGTCGTTGGCGCCAGGAGTGGCGTCTACTTCTGCTGTAATACTTGCACCAGACACTAGTTCTGTACCGTCTGATCCTTGGAAACCGATGTATCCAAGAGCGTCATTATTAAGGACGGCGTTGTTGGCGCCAACAGAGGACCCCCTTGTCTTTCCTAGAAGTAAATAAGGAGAGGCCGCATCTGCGCTGTTTCTCACCAAAGATAGTGAACAATCTCCTGCACGTTCAAGTTGAATATCAGTTGCAAAAGATGCGTTAAAGAAATTACTTCTTGCCGTACTCGTCCCCACCAGCAGCCTGCCGAAGGAGTCGATCCTCATTCTCTCGAGACGTTCAACCCCATGTCTATTTGTAATAAATGCAATTGAACCATCAGAACCTCCAGATCCGGGATCAAGCTGAAAATTAATAGCAGATTTATTTCCAACCCCATTTACACGCATCCCCCACTCAAATGACATGTATGAATTAGTAGCTGTTGCTATAGCGCCACCTATAACAGTATTACCACTTGTAGGACCAGGGCACGCTATATTGAGAAGAGAACTGTCAGACTGAGTTGTACTGGTGCCAATGTATAGCCTGCCGGAGCTGTCGATAGTTAAAGCACTTATGCTATCTGTATTATTAAAAAGTCGTAATGAGCCAGCAACGCCGGAACCCGTGCCGGAAGAATAAATTAACCAATCTTTTCCAGACGCTGATGTATTTCGTAGCCTTAGGTATGGATCTGCAGCGCTTGATGTAAACCAAGGGAAGTTTCCAGTTCCTGCTGCTACGTCTAATATTGTCCCAGGTGAACTAGTCCCCAGACCTAAAAGGCCAGCGGACGTGATTCGCATCCGCTCCGTGCCAAAGCTTGAAAAGATTAAATTTCTACTTGCGTTCGTACCGTTGTAATTGATTCCAAAATCATTTTTATCGGCCCCAGAAACCAAAGCTCCTGCACCGCCTATCACTCCAAAAGTAGCATTTGTATCAGCAAAGTTTAATAATGTGCCATAGGGGTTTGTTGAGTTAAGTGTTAATGTGGCAGCATTAATTCCGCTATCCAGTTTTGTTAGCCCATTCGCATCCACAAACAGTCGCCCCGTGCCCCCCGTCGAGATTGCCAGTTGGTCAGTACCCTGGGAGTAAATACCTGGTTTATAGGTTGTGCCAACGCCAACTGCAAGGCCTGGTGCTGTAGCAGATCCAGCGCCAAAAATACCTATTGTTCCTGATATCTGTGTAGTAAATACACCAGAAGCAAAGTTAGCTGATGTACCTGTTACAGTGGTGCCTGAAACTGTTGCACCTTGAACCAGGTTGCCTGAAATGGTACCCGTAACAGTTACACCAGAGGTAATAGCTTTATAGATTCCTGAAACCGTGGTATTTGCATCAACGCCCGCATTGGTAAAAGTAATATTATCAAATTTAATTCCACCGTAAGCCATAATAATACTCGTTCTTTATACTAACAATAATAACAGAAATTAAAAAATTCCCCAAGTAGAGCCACTTGGAACTGTGACGACTGCGCCAGATGCAACAGTTACTGTACCAACAGAAAAACCATTATTGCCGCTGGTAATTGAAGTATTTACAGAAATTACAATAATACTTTCAAGAATAATACCTTGACTTGGGAACGAGGTTGAGCGCCACATCGTGGTGCCATCCCCGTTACTTGTAAGAATGTAGTTATTAGTACCGGGGGAAGCAGGGAATGTAAACTGTCCGTACGGACTGACACCGCCGGAAGTATCGATAACAGTTATGTTGCCAGAGACCTTGTATTGCAGGCCGGAAAATGTACCGCCCAAAATACTGTCATTAGCAATAACCCTAACCCCACTGAGGTAATCAACATTACCGCTAAGTGCTGTTACGCTCTGCCCCGATATAAATGTAATAGCACCAGAGGTGGCGTTAACCTGTCCAAAGTTTGCTGTGGTACCGCTGATTGTAAAACCAGAGAGGAATGTTGCAAAAACTCCGCTGGTGCTTTGCAGTGATGTGATTTGACCACTGGTACTGCTGAAGTTTGTACCGGTGAGTTGTGTGAATGTTCCGGTAACACCTGTGATTCGCGTGAACAAACCGGTGTCGCCACTAATTGTTGCACCGCTTAATGCTGTGGTAAATACACCTGATACTCCAGTAATATTGGTAAACTGACCAGTGTTTCCCGTAATGGTTGCACCTGAAAGTTGCGCCGTATAAACACCGCTTATACCCGTAACAGTTGTGAAACGACCAGTAGCTCCACTAATAACTGTCCCTGAAAAATTAGTAAAAGTACCTGTAGTAAATACGGCTGCTCCTCCTGAAACCGTATTACCTGTAATAACATTTCCGGATAACACACTAGTGAATACACCAGTTGCCCCAGTAACAGATGTGAAAGCTGCTGTATCACCGGAGATAAAAAGACCAGAAATACTGGTTGTTCCGTAGATAGCGCTGCCAGTAATATTAGTGAATGCAGCGGTTGTACCTGTTACGGTTGTACCCGACAATGTGCCACTAACAGTTAAACCTGAGGAAATAACTCCACTTCCACTAACAATTAAATTGCCACCTGCAGTCAAACCCCCTGTGGTTGTGATGGATGGAATTGAAATTGTGGAAGTAAATATACCGGTTGCAGCCGTAACAATTTGATAGAGACCACTAACACCGGTAATGGTTTGGCCTGAGAGCCTGGTAGTAAAGACACCACTAACACCAGTAACATTACTAAAGCGTCCTGCGTCACCTGTAATTACAGCACCTGAAAGTTGTGTTGTATAGACGCCACTGACACCAGTAATGTTTGAAAAACGCCCTGCGTCTCCTGTAATAACAGCACCCGACAATTGCGTTGTGTAAACACCAGAAACACCCGTTACCGTGCTGAATAAACCAGTTGCACCTGTAATGGTTAAACCAGATAGTTGAGTAGTAAAAGTACCGCTAACACCCGTAATATTTGCAAACCTACCGGTGTCTCCTGTAATAACAGCACCTGATAACTGCGTTGTGTAAACACCAGAAACACCAGTGATATTGGCACCACTGAGACTGGTAGTAAAGACGCCTGTACCACCAGTAATTGTTGTGTATCTCCCAGCATCTCCTGTGACTACAGCACCAGAAACTTGAGAAGTGAAAACGCCACTGACACCTGTAATATTTGCAAACCTACCGGTATTACCAGTGACAACAGTGCCGCTTACCGTACCACCAATAACTGTTACGCCAGAAGCAGTTTGAAAATTACCAGTAGTTGCATTGACAGTAGTACCAGTAATTGTGGTTCCACTTAAAGATGTAAAGATACCACTGACAACAGTCGCTCTAGCCGCTGTGAATGTATCTATGTTTCCGGTAACTGCCGTGAAATTACTGGCTTGAACAGTGTCTCCTGTAATGGTTTTTCCACTAATAACACCAGTAACCGTGATGTTATCAATTGAAAAAGTAGAGAATGTAGCAGTGCCAGTTACCGTAAGATTGTTTAATAACGATGTACCAGAAACGGTAAGGCCCGTGGTAAACGTTGTGTTGCCACCAACCGTACCACCCGTTAACGTTAGGTAATAACCGTTTAAATACGTACGGAATTCGGACGTTTGAATTTTTTTATTTTTTAACCCTGGGTCAACTTCGTTTACGTGAACAACAGTAAAAAGATCAGCATTGTTGAGATCAATGCCTTGTAATACAGGTAATTCGGATATACGCCTGTTGGCCACTATTTAATTACAAAAACCCTATAAAATAAATTATAGGCGACCTGTGCTCAACTCATTTCATCTTAACTTCAATACGAGGAAGGATTTGAGTAGCAAAATTCCAACTTACTTGGACGCCTAATACAATGCCACAAGCCAAAGCAAGGGTTACTAATAGTTCAGCAATTGTTAAATTACGACGTACGTAGACTACCTGAGGAGGTGGCGTAAAAGAAGGAGGTGTTTGTGTTGGTGCAGCCAGGGGGATTTGGCGTTGTTCCATGGTGATGCGAATGGCTTCTTGCCGAGCACGCAACTTCATCTGCTCAATCATTTCAGGAGTAATGGTTGGCATAGGCGGCGGCGTTTGAAAGAAGTTGTCAGGGGCCGGTGCGCTAGGCGGAAGTTGTTCTTCCATTTTCGTGACAAAACGTTTCCACACACACTAACATATAAAAAAGGTTTATAGACGTATGGCAACTTTTGGAATTCGTAAAGGCTTGGAAGATGTGGCCCACGAATTAAAAGGCATTAGAAATATCTTGGCTTCCATGTGGCATAGCCGTTATTCGGATGGAGAAACAGACCGTTTGAATCCCGAAGCTTTTGCTGATGAGTACATCCCTACAGAAGAATGTGCTAGGCGCTTGGGGGTATCTGATCAAACTCTTCGCAACTGGATCAGCCAAGGCAAAAAAAATAAAGGGAAGGGTTGGACGGAAGGCATTCATTATGTCAATGTCTGTCCAGATATTGGTAAGAAAGCAGTCATCCGAATCCCCTGGAATCAACTTGTTCAGTCCTTTGCTAGAAACAAAGACGTTGAGTTGGCTGATTTTAATCCTGGCGTCATGTATAACTCGGTTAATACCAGGGCCATGGACGATGGATTGCAACCATGACAAATCGTTTTAACGGCCTAGACCTATCTGCCATCACTATTGAGAATCATTCTCAGTTATTACCTGAGTCCTTAGTGCTTCAGGTGGAAGAGTTTTTGCCTCCCTTTGGATCTTTTGATGATGGTTGCTTGCAGCGTTACCTAGAAAATCTTTGCTCATATGAAGAGGAAGACGTCAATTCCAACATGACACTGGCCAATCGTTTGCGTTTAGCTTTTAAAAATTTAGAATCCGACACAATCTGTGGTAAATTCCCCCAGGCTGAATTGCCCCTTAAACGACGCTTGCGTTGTGTTGCAGAATATTTAATTCGATCTGGTGAATTTGACAAACTTCGAGACGAACGTGGAAAGCTTGTCAAGAAACGTGGTAACCTTGGAAAACTTGTAGTTATCTACAGGCCGTTACCAAAACTTTTAGAATCACTTTCTAAGCAGGGGTTACTTGAGCCATGAGCCGTCGTAAAGAATTGATCTCTGCCGCACTCAACGGAAAAACTGGAGAACAAGAAGCCAAATATCTGGATGCTGTCGTCAAGTTAATTCTTGGTGACATGGGAAATCTTTATATGCAGTTTTGGGAAGCAGCTGGGCCTGGTGTTATTTGTTTCCAGCCTGACAACAAAGAACACTCAATGTTCTATATGTCATTTGAAGAGTTACACTCAGCGCAAGAGTTGTGTGAAAATGAAAACAATGGTGATCTGGCTGAAACATTTCGTCGCATCTTGGAAGCAGCACAAAAGATTGATCCTGCGGAATCCGCTGGTTACATCATTAACGATGCTGAAGGCATTCGTTATTTTGTTGTTAATTACAACCAAGGTATCGATGTGTAATGACAAGAAAATTCAGAAACAAATGTGAAGATCTTGAGTTAATTACAAATAAAGATTTAATTGGTGCCGCACATTCTCTTATGGGTGGTATTGACTTGGATCCAGCAAGTTCCAAGGTGGCTAATTCATTTGTACAAGCTGATAAATTTTACTCTCCTCAAGATGATGGTTTAAACATTCAGGAGTGGGTAGGGAAAGTATATGTATTTCCACCAAGTGGTGCTTACTATTTTGATAAATATCTTGATAAATGGAAAATGACCAGGGCATCGTCAGGCTCTTTGACTTCTTCTCATGCCTTGTGGTTTCGTAAGTTGTATCGCCTTTGGATGGCAGACGTTGTAACCGAAGGTTTGTACTTTACCAACTGTACGGATATGGTTCGGTATGATCAACGTATTTTTGATTTTCCGGTTTGTTTTTTAAAGACGGCTCCGACACTAATCAAGAACACAAGTGAAGGTATTGGGACACATAAGACCAGCACTTCGCTCATAGCATACCTTCAACCAAAGCGTAACAGCGGCGATGCCACTGAAAAATTTATTGATATTTACAAAGGAAAGGGCCGAATCCTTTATTAGACTCTGTATACTAAAGGACGATTGAAAAAATTTATGTCGATCCTGAGTGACGCAGAAATCAAACGGCTTGCCCTTGAAGAGGGTATGATTTCCCCATTCCAGGATCATTTGGTCAGTGAAGAAAACGGACAAAAAATTCTTAGTTATGGACTAAGTTCTTATGGGTATGACATTCGGTTGTCGCCTAAACAATGTTTAATTTTTGGTCGTATCCAAGCAGGTGATTGTGATCCTAAAGATTTTGACAGTGATATTTTGGTGCCAACCGAATTACTAAAAGATGAAAAGGGCTCTTATTTTATTTTGCCACCTTATGGTTATTGCTTGGGTGTTGCAGAAGAACGGCTTAAGTTACCTAGGGATGTAACCGTTGTTGCAGTTGGTAAGAGCACCTATGCAAGATCTGGGATTATGGTAAATATCACACCTGCAGAAGCTTGTATGTCAAACGATACTGACATACTTGCAAGAACAGGATGGAAAAAATTAAAAGATGTAATTATTGGCGAAGAAGTTCTTACATTAAATCCTGTTACAAAACAGGCCGAATATAAGCCTGTTCAACGCAAGCAAGAATATTACTACAACGGTGAGTTGCTTCATTTTCATGGTAAATATGTTGATCAATTGGTTACGCCAGACCATAAAATGTGGACGGCTAAACGCGCAATGCGGGTAGAAGCGGATGGTCATGGCTGGTCTACTAAGCAGAAAGGCATTCGTCGCAAAAAACAAGATTCTTGGGATTTTAATTTTTTACGTGCTGATGAAATACACGACCAATGGAACTACTATTTAAATCGGGATGCTTCTTGGATTGGAAAACAAATGCCCGAAACATTCACCATTGGAAAACATGTTTTTCCCGCTGAATTTTGGTTGCGTTTTCTGGGTGCTTGGATGGGTGATGGAAGTGCTTATGCAAGCACAAATGGGAACTATGTTGTAAAACTTGCTGTTGTCACAAAAAACCAAAAACGAATTTATTTCCGTTGGATTTTAGAAAATCTTGGCATTACTTTTCAAGAAGGTGCACGTGGTTTCAGCTTTAACTCTAAAGATATAGTTCAGTATTTGACTCCTTATAAAGGAGCACATAATAAACACATTCCCAATGAAATTAAACAGCTTAATTCTGATGCTTTAAAGTTTGTTATTGATGGCATGATGCATTCAGATGGAAATCTAGAGACCTCAACATATGTAAGTGTCTCTGAACGTCTTGTCGACGACTTCCAAGAAATTTGTCTTAAAGCTGGCTATAACTGTACCAAATGGTCTCAATGTAAACCAATTTTTAATTCAGAGCCCATAACAATGCATCGGGCAAGATATTCAACTGCAAATATCACGCCATCTAAACTAACACCTGGCAAAAACTTCTCTAAAGTTCCTTATGCCGGAATGGTTTACGACATTACAGTTGACAACCACGTTTTTTATTCTCGTCGAAACGGTCGTGCATCTTGGACTGGTAATTGCTGGGAAGGCTATTTAACTTTAGAAATCAGTAATTGTACGGGGTTATTTAATCGTATTTATGCTAATGAAGGTGTTACTCAATTGTTATTTTTTAGGGGTAATCCTTGTGAAGTAAGTTATCAAGATCGGAAAGGTAAATATCAAAATCAATTACAAGAAGTTGTATACAGCAAGGCATGACCATGACAGATTTACGTGATATTGAACAACGCTTAAATATTGTTGATATTCTTTATCGATCAATCATGCTGCTTGAAAACGAAGAACTAGCCGGTCAACTTTCTCAGTACAGCTCAGACAATACCCAATGGGTTTTGAATGTGCTCCAGGGGATCTTTGATGAACTGGAACATGTATTAGATTTGGAAGAATCTAATTATATTGATTATTGAAAACCAACAAATTTACCGGCGGAGCTAGTTGGTTTAGTTGCGTAGTTGGTGCTACCACCCATACCAATCCTGTCACCTAGTGTTGGCACGTTAGTACCTTTGATATTAGCTTCTGTCCTTGGTGTACGACCACGAATTTGCGGCTCATCAACCAAAGCTTGTTGTTTAAATTTACCTGCGCTTTTGGCTGCGGCTAAATATTTGTTAACTTTTGACTCTTCTCTGACATTACTGGTACCTGCCTTACCAGCCGTTATTTTTTCTTCGTTACTAAAATGTCGAGTATCTGTTTTATATGCACGCCCAGGATTTAAATCACTCGTGTCGCCACCAGAAGTACCCGCATCTACTGTTGGGTCATAATTAGACGGAATCGGTTTTGATTCCTGTCCTCTTCTTGGGTCGTAAAATCTTTCCATGATAGTATTGTAAGCGAGAGAATTTAGTGGCGGCTGCTACTATGTATGCTTATAAAAATGATGCAGAGCAATTAGAGGGGCGTCAAGACCCTGATGATTTTTTGCAAAAATTCATTACTTCAGATGACGAACTTCTGAAACGCATGGCTTGTTGCTGTGATTTTGGGGTTCCACTCGCAACCAAAAATCATGATGTAGCATTGTACGACCAATACAACCGTGGTCTTACCCTATGTCAGGACAGCAACCCAAGAGTCAACCTAGCTTTGGAAGGGAATCGACCAGGAGTGACTGGTTTCATCCCGTCGATGGAAGAAGCGTATCAGTATCCGGGAACGCTACCGATGGGCCAGAAGCTCGTAACGTCACTCTAGAGTGTAAAGATGGGGTGTGCCCTGTTCCATGGGCAACAATTCCTTCACGTCCAGAGATGAAACCTGATATGGTCAATCACCCACCTCATTATGTGGACGGTGGTATTGAATGTATCGAGGCAATTGAAGCTCAATTAACAGCTGAAGAATTTAGGGGTTACTTAAAAGGTAATTGCGCAAAATATTTGTGGCGTGAACGCCATAAGGGCGGTATTGAGTCTTTGAAAAAAAATAAGTGGTATCTAGAACGGCTTATTATATTCGATGCGGCTAATCAAAACGGTTGAAGTTCTTCTTCGTCATCTTCGCCGTCGTCTTCATAGTACATGCAGGCGGCGGCAAGTTCTGCCAACTCTAAATCTGTTGGGATATCAAAAGACAACTCAATATTTTCACCTGCAAGAATTTCTTTGACTGCTTGCCATTCCATCAAACGTTGATGGTAAAGGTTTAGTAAAGCAGCCTGCAACTCGTCCCAAGTCATTTCTTGGGCTGCGATCTCAGCTTTACGCATGGAGAACTGTAGTTCTAGGGGAAGTTCAAATTCCCGTGGTTCCACTGACCGCTCCATTGCGTTCTTCATGAATCTGGTATCAATATTCTAAGACTATAGTGCAAATCAGATCAGATGAAAGTCATCTTCCATTTGTTCGATCCAATCAGCTTGTTTTATTTGGAATGTATTTGCAAATTCAGCAAGCAAGTAAGGGTTAGTATCTTCTTCTAATTTTTTAATAGCTTGTATTTCATGTGGGGAACCAGAGTAATTTTTAAATGCTGCAAGAAGAATTTCCCCGGCATGGCTGGTATCAGCATGGATACGGTTCAAGAACAGACGTGCTTCTTCTCTGCGGCGTTCCAGAAGGTTTCCAACTACTTGGTGATCTTGGTCAAAGATCCAACATTTAATTTCTTCCGTTACCGCCACCCAGTTTTCCTGTTCAATATAGTCGATAATTGAACTGTAAAGAAAGGGTTTCCAGCCAATCGAATGAATAAACGATATTAAAGCCTGTCGCATTGAATTGTCAATATGGATATGCAGATTATCTAGGTCATCTTCAAT